AAGGCGTTCGATTCCGAGCGTCTTTTTATTTTGGATTTACGGGAAAGAATGTTTCGTAATTTGCGATGGGGCGGGGCGCGGAAACATAAAAGTGAGGTGATTGCGGTGACAGATAAGCAAAAGAGATTTTGTGATGAATACCTGATAGATTTGAATGCGACGCAAGCCGCAATCAGAGCGGGGTATTCTAAAAAAACGGCAAATCGAATAGGCGCAGAAAACTTGTCAAAACCTGATATTCAAGAATATGTGCAAAAACGACTGACAGAAAAAGAGGATTCTCTTGTTGCCAAACAAGATGAAGTTTTAAAAACTTTGACCGCGATAATGCGGCGAGAGAAAGCGGAAACGGTTGTGGTCGTTTGCAAGGAAAGAAGGTCATACTATGACGATAATCAGAGGAAGGTTTCAGAAGAAAAAGAAAGACCTATATGCGTTGAAATACCCACAAAAATATCTGATGTAAATCGCGCGGCGGAAATGCTTGGCAAGTATCATACGCTGTTTACCGATAAATCAAAGGTTGATGCTGACCTTAATTTTGAGGTGCATTTTGATTACGGTGATGATGCCGAATGATTATAAATGCACAGTTTAATCCGATATTTAAGCCCGTTCACGAATGTAAAAAGCGTTATATCGTTATGAAGGGGTCTGCCGGTTCCGGGAAATCAGTAGATACGGCGCAAATGTATATACTGCGGCTTATGCACGACAAGGGCCGCAATCTTGTCTGTGTCCGCAAATCGGACGTAACGAACCGCGACAGCACATTTGCAGAGCTTACGGCAGCGATTTATAGAATGGGTGTATCGTCCGCGTGGCGGATAACAAACAGTCCGCTTGCTTTGCATTGCTTAAACGGCAACAAGGTAATATTTCGCGGTGTGAACGATGACCGACAGCGTGAAAAGCTTAAATCAATCACGTTTGCAACAGGAAAGATGACAGACGTATGGATTGAGGAAGCAACGGAACTCACCAAACAAGACCTTGAAATTATAGATGACCGTTTAAGGGGCGAGCTTCCGACGGGGCTGTTTTATCAGATAAAGATGACGTTTAACCCTGTCAGCGCTTCACATTGGATAAAGCGTGATTTCTTTGATTATAAGGACGATAATGTGCTTACGCATCACAGCACATATTTAAGTAACCGATTTTGTGACGAGGCATATAAGCAACGTATGGAAAGACGTAGAGAGGTTGACCCCGAAGGCTATAGGATATACGGTTTGGGCGATTGGGGCGAAACGGGCGGACTTATTTTTACGAATTTCGGCGCAGAGGAATTTGACACATCGCCCGACAGATTCGACGCGGTTGCATTGGGACAGGACTTTGGATTCAATCACGCAAATGCTATTCTTGCCCTTGGGTTTAAAGACGGTGATGTATGGGTGTGCAAGGAACTTTATGTACACGAAAAGGACACAACCGAGATTATCGGGCTTGCAGAGGGTGAATTTGATAAAGGCGTGCGTATGTGGTGTGACAGCGCCGAACCCGACCGAATAAAAGAATGGTGTCGGGCAGGTTATAAGGCACGCGCCGTTATAAAGGGCAATTTATCCGTCAAGGCACAGATAGACTGGCTCAAAGGCAGACGAATACACATACACCCGAGCTGTAAGAACCTACTTAAGGAAATGCAACAATGGCGATGGCAGAGAGATGAAAAGCTTGATGAATACACAGACGAACCTGTACCCGTGTTCGATGACGCGATTGCGGCGCTCCGATACGGCGTTGAGGGCTGGCGCAAGCATAAGCAGATAATTATTCCCGACAGGCGGAGACTTGGCGGATTATAAGAGGTGATATAATGTACATAGATGCAGACATAATAAAAGACGGCATAACGCCCGAAATATTAAAACGATTGATTGAGCAGCATTCGCAGGGGCTTGACAGATACAGCCGCCTTAAAGACTATTATTATGGTGTTCATAATATTTCAAGGCGCACGAAAGATGGTGGCGGTGCGGCAAATGTGAAGGTTACCGCAAACTGGTGCAAATATATTACAACGGTTGCCGCTTCATATCTTTTGGGCAATCCTGTGACATATGACACAAACGACAAATACGATATAACGAGGGTGCTTGACTGTTATCGCGAGCAGCATATTTCAAGCGTAGATACTCAGCTTGAAAAAGAAGCGAGTATCTGCGGTGTGGGTATCGAGATGGTATATGCTGACGAAGACGGAAATCCGCGTTCGTTTGCGGCAACGCACGATAACGCATTTGTTGTATACGATGATACGGTTGCGCACAGTAAGCTTCTGGGAGTGCATTTCTATCCGCAGTTTGACATAAACGGTCAGGCAAGCGGAATGAATGTTATTGCGGCGGATAAAGAGCGCGTTTACACATATTTCGGCTATGATGTATCGGCTCTTGCGCTTACGGATGTGAGAGAACATTATTTTGGCGATGTTCCTTTTATAGAATATCTCAACAATGATGAAAGGCAAGGCGATTTTGAACAGCAGATTTCTTTGATTGACGCATACAATACGCTGATGTCGGACAGAATCAACGACAAGGTTCAGTTTGTAGACGCGTTTTTGTTGTTATTGGGAATAGAAATAGACAGCGAGCAGGCAAAAAAACTGCTGCGGGAAAAGATACTTTGCGGAGATACGGACGCAAAGGCGGAGTATTTAAGCAAGGTTTTAAGTGAATCTGACGTGGAGGTCTTAAGAAAGTCTATTAAGGACGATATACACCAAACGTCAATGGTTCCCGATTTGTCGGATGAGAACTTCGGCAACAATACTTCGGGCGTGGCGATTAAATACAAATTGCTTGTTTTTGAACAGCTGACCCTCGGAAAAGAACGGTTGTTTGAGCAAGGCTTACGCGAGAGATTTAAAATGTATATGCATTTCTTTGAAGTTAAGGCGAATATGCAGAGGGTACCCGTCTACGAAGTGGATATTCACTTCAAGCGAAATCTTCCCGCAAATGAGCTTGAACTCTCGCAGATAGTGGGAAATCTTTGCGGCACGGTATCAACAGAGACGCTTCTGGGAATCCTTCCGTTCGTGTGCGACGCAAAGGAAGAGGCGAAGCTTGCCGCCGAAGAAAAGGCGAAGAGCGAAAAGAATACTATTTTAACCCAGCGCGAGCTGATGCGGTACGGTGAATAATAATGCGGTCAGATATTTTGTATTGGCGCAGACGTGCCGAACTGTTAAACAGGCAGCTTCATCAAGGGGATAATGTGCCTATAAGCCGCATTATTCGCCTGTACAAGCAAGCATTTGAAGCAATTGACGAGGACATAAGAAAAATCGAGACGGCGCGCGATACCGTGATTAAAAGTGAGACAGAAAAAGGGGATTTGGCAAATATAGCATTAAGCGCCCCCGACGCGGTAAGGCAGAACAATGCTTTAAAAACAATGGAGGCGTATAACTTTCGCATAGACCGCGCGGAACAGGTCAAAATGAGGGCGTACACGCATCTTATGAAGCTTGTCGGGCGTGCGGCAAATATTATAAAGCCATATTTGAAAAATGCCTATCTTGCCTCAAAATACGGAACAATCGACGATGCTGCAAAAGGATTAAATTGCGGTATTGAATTTTCGCTTGTGCCGGAGCGGACACTTGAAAAAGTTCTTTCGGCACCGTTTCACGGTAAGAATTATTCACAAAGAATATGGGATAACACAGCGGAAGCCGCAGGGAAGGCACAGAAAATAATTACAAAGGGGCTTGCGAGAGGCGAAAGCTATCCGCATATGGCACGTGAGCTTCAAAAAGTAACGCAAAACACATATTATAACGCATATCGCCTGATACAGACCGAGACAACCCACTTTACCGAAGTGGGACGGTTTGACGCGTATAAGGATATGGGGATAGATAAGTATACATATTATGCAACTCTCGGTTCCAAAACGTGTGACGTGTGCGCGGCACTTGACGGCAAGACGTTTAATATCGATGAGGGCGTTGAGGGCAAAAATAAACCGCCCATTCATCCGCATTGTATGTGTTATACCGTTATCGGTGATGTAAAGCTTACATCTCGGCTCGCCCGTGACCCCGAGACGGGAAAGAATTATAAGGTTCGGGGCGATATGACATATAAAGAATGGTATGAGGGACTGCCACAGGAAAAGAAAACGGCAATCAAGGCATACAGAAACCGTTCCGCCGATATGGCACAGTATAGCCGATATACAGAGCGTTTGGGCAAAGAGAATATGCCGAAAACGCTTGAATTATTCCAAAAGATGAAGTATAATGATAGTGAAAAGTGGGGCGATTATAAGTATTATTATCGCAACATAGACGGCAGACCGATTGAATACGTTAAAATAGACAGAGAATTGACAAAACTCGGTATCACGAATAAAGGTAAAGCGTACCCAACGGAGCAGTTGAAAATCACAGAGTGGTCTGCGCACAGTCAAAAGAGAATGGCGCAAGACGGTGTTTCAAAAGATGATGCCGTATCTTTTTACAATGAAGCTATCGCTATTATGAAAAAATATCCGAATCCCGAAACACAGTATAATTATTATCACAATAACGGAATAACGGGAATACGTAAAAGAGATGGTGTTGTTAATACCGTTATAGGTAAGGTCAGATTTGGAGAAGATACTGAAAAAATCTTGGAGGTAATGAACAAATGGTTGAGTTAATGAATTGCCCGATGATGAATAAAAAAATAGATTTGGCGTATTGTGTGGAATTGCAAATGATGTCAAGCAATGAAATTAAAAAGACGGCAGACGAAAAAGAAATCACGGAACAAATGTGGAATATATGCAGGCGTTGTCCTAAGCAAGAATGCCCCACACCCGATTATATCGAGAGGTGAAAAATTTCTTGACAATACGTACAATACGTGCTATAATAAATAGTGAGGTGAGGGAATGAAAGATAAGGACTTGCTTAAACTATTACAAAAGAACGGTTGGAAGATAGAACGAATACACGGAAGTCACCACATATTAATAAAGGGTGACAAAACGGAAATTGTTCCCGTTCACGGCAGAGATGTTCCTATCGGTCTTTTGAATGCGATATTAAAGCGCACAGGTCTTAAATAAAATATTCGGGAGGTTTGATATTATGATGTTGATTTATCCTGCGGTATTCCACGAAGAAGGCGGTTCGGTATGGGCGGAATTTCCCGACTTAGAAGGATGCCAGACTTTCGGTGACAGCGTTGAAGAATGTATTATGTACGCGCAAGAGGCTTTGACGGGATATGCCGAATCGGTAATTGAAAGAGACTTGAAACTGCCGCCGCCGTCAGATATACGCAAGATTGAAGAAGAGCAAACAGACGGTTTTGTTGTTCCGATATATTGTGATTTTAAAGATTGCACAAAAGAGTCAAGGTCGGTAAAAAAGACCCTCACAATACCTGCGTGGCTCAATGATAAGGCTATAAAAAATAATGTGAACTTTTCGGAAATACTGAAAAATGCATTAATCGAAAATCTTTACAAATAAAATAGAATAGCATAAAGCGTTTTATCATCAATGATAGGACGCTTTTCTTTTGCCCGAAAGGAGGAAAAGTGTGAATATATCCATAAAGATTGACGGAATTGATAATGTTATATCAAGGCTGAATAATGCTTGTAATATAGAAAACGCACTTCTGCGCGGCGGTGAAATTGTGCGGGCAGAAGCGCAGGCAAATTGCCCGAAAGACACGGGAAGACTGGCAAACAGTATTGTTGTTCAAAGCGAGGGAGGAAACAGCGTTGTTATCGGACCTACTGCCGAATACGGAATATATGTTGAGTTCGGAACAGGCTCAAAGGGCGACCCGTCAAAACCTCACACTTCCAAAAAAGGCTGGGTTTACTTCAACGAAAGCACAGGCGGATTTGTGTATACAACAGGACAAGCGCCGCAGCCGTTTCTTGTTCCTGCGCTTTATGACCAAAAAGAAGCGGTTATAGAGGCGATAAGGCAGGGGCTGCTTGCCGAACTGTAGAGAGGTGAAGACAAATGATTAATGTAAATAAAATAGCGGAAAAGCTGCTTGCTCCGCTGAGAAACGAAAAAATCAGGGTCTGCTATCAGTATCCCGAAAGCTTTGGAAAGCTTCCCACGGTATCATATTATGATTTGATAACAAAAGAAAGCTTTAGGGCGGATAATGCCGAACAGGCTCAATTATCAAGACTGCAAATAGATATTTGGTCAGCCGATAAGACACAGCCGGGAGAGATTGCGGAAAAGATAAATAAAATAATGCAGGGTAACGGGTGGATTCGCGAACTCGGGCGGGACTTGCCAAAGGGTGCCGAAAATCACGTTTACCATTATACAATGCGGTATGCAAAGGAGGTTTTTGAAGGTGAATAAAGATAACGTTTTAAGACAGTTAAAAACGCTTTTGGGAATTGAAGATACAAGCAAGGACGCAATTTTAATAATTGTTATTGATGAATGTGTCGACAGGGTAACAAATTATTGCAGACGTGATGATTTTCCCGTTGGTCTTGTGTCGCTTTTGCCGATAATGGCGCACAGAGCATACATAAGCGGCGGCTATGGCAGAGCCGAGCCGACAGGAGCGGTCACTTCCGTAAAGCAAGGCGACAGAAGCGTGAGCTATGAGGGTATAGCAAGCTCAAACGGTGATTGGCTGAACGATTTTATCAGCCGTATTGAACCGTACCGCCGCAGAAAGGGGCGATTGCCGAGTGAGTGCATTTAGTGTGTTTAACAATTGCACGGTTAAAGTCGGGTATATCAATGCAAATGACGGATATGTGGACGATGATAACGAGTTTATAGAGGACGCGGTATTTGAAGCGGATTTTCAACCGTATAACGGCGGCTTGGCACAAAAGGAATACGGCGTTGAAGAAGAAGTCACGGCGAGAATATACACCGAACCGACGGGCGGAAAGCTCAAATCGGGTATGATTGCGGCGATACACGATACAAAATATGACGTGATATACGTCGCGGCGTGGGAGCTTGGCGAGGTTGCCTTGCTCAGACAGCGCAAAGATTAAAACTTGAAAAAGATTAGGCACCTTAAATTTAAGGTGTTTTTATTATGCCAAAAACAGGAGGTAAAATCAATGGCAGAGAATAACAATGCAACTTTTGAGGGTTTAAACGGGACAGGCGGCATACAGCCGACACAGGTAACGGACGCGAACAATCAATCGGGGCAGAACAACGTACAGACAGACGGAGCGAATACGGCGAAAACCTATACCGAAGCGGAGTTTATTTCCGAAGTAGACCGCCGTGTAAGTCAGGCACAGGCAAAATGGGCGGCGGAGCTTGATAAAAAGCTCAACACGGCACGTTCAGAGGGTGAAAAACTTGCGAAAATGAGCGCTGACGAGCGTGCAAAGGCAAAGTTTGAAACCGACAAGAAAGAATTTGAAAGCGAACGCGCAAAGTATGAGGCAGAGCGCCTTGAATTTGAAGCGGTTAAACAGCTTTCGGAGAATAAGCTGCCTGTCAGCTTTGCAAAAATGTGTACGGGAAAGAGCGCAGAGGAAACCAAAGCGAACATAGAGGCATTTAAAACCGCTTGGGGCGAAGCATTGCAGAGTGCGGTCAACGACCGTATGCGCGGCACAACGCCGAAAGCGGGAAACGGTGAAAAAATCAATGTTTCATCGGGGTTTGTTGATGTAATCAATGAGCTGCACAGATAGAAAGTAAAAATACAAGGAAGGATGATTTATTAATGAGTTATTTGAAAAATGAGTTAACGGGATTTGTTCCCACTCCGCAGGCGGCGGACATAATCAAGGATACCGTGCGCGGTTCATCGGTTTTGCGTATGGCAAAAACCGAAAGAATGACATCGGATAAGAAAAAGTTCAATGTGCTGACAGACGGCGCGGGCGCTTACTGGGTAGGTGAGGGAGAGAGAATCAAGACAAGCGGAAGCAAGTGGATTCACCCCGTTATTGAGGCTAAGAAGCTTGCGGTTATAATTCCCGTGACAAAGGAAAAGCTTGAAGATACGACTATCAATGTATTTTCGGAGCTTAAATCACAGATTGCCGAGGCGTTTTATACCGCGATTGACAGCGCGTGCCTCTTTGGTACAAATTCGCCTTTTGCAACCAATGTGTATAAGGCAATCAGCGACAATGAAATGATTGTCACCGATAACAAGAACATAGACATTGCCGTGTCTGACGCAATGGCTCTTGTTGAAGAAAACGGCTACGACCCGAACGGATATATCGGAAGAATCGGCGTAAAGAATCAGCTGCGCAAACTGCGCGATTCAAACGGCGCGCCCGCATATGTGAACGGTACAAGCGGCTCTGAACTGTATGCACAGCCGATTGAGTTTGTAAGAAACGGCGCGTGGGATAACGCAAAATGCGACCTTATAACAGGTGCGTGGAAATATGCCATTGTCGGCGTGCGTGACGGTATCGGTTACGAAATTTTAAAAGAAGCAACGCTCCAGGGAACTCTCGACGAGGACGGCAAGCCGCTGTCTCTTGCTGAACAGGATATGGTTGCGATTAAGGCAACTATGAGGCTTGGATTCCTTGTTGTTAAAGAGGACGCATTTGCGGCATTTAAATACGCCGTACCGACGCTTGGTACTCTTATCGTTACATCGGTTGAGGGAAGTGCGACAGGCAAGTCAAAGATTACGGCAGAACCTAAGGTTATCGGCGGCCACAGACTTGTATATAAGGCGGCGGCTTCCGCTCAGTCCGTTACATATGACGCGGATTTGTCGGCTTGGACAGAGTTTAACAGCGGTGATGAACTTGAGCTGACAAACGGTCAGAAGATAACCGTTGCCGAAGTGACGGCTGACGGTAAGGCACGTAAGTCGGGTAATGCGACAATTGTGTCAAAGGCGTAAAGAAAATTAACAAGCTAAAAAAGAAAGGATGAATTTATTATGGCAGACAGAACAATAAAAAAGCCTATGCCGAGAGTGGGCGTAGACAAATACACTATTTTTGAGGTTAAGACCGATACGGCAGAGGGAACAACCTACGGCGATGCGGTTACAATCCCCGGTACGGTAGAAATTGCACCGACCGATAACGGCGCGACAGATACGTTTGACGCTGACAACGGCGCGTATTTGGTAGAGGATTATCTTGAAAAGCTGGGTCACGAAATCACAAATGCGGATATCCCGCCCGAAGTTGACGCGATGATGCGCGGCGTTGAACTGAAAAACGGCGGCGTAGAAGTGGGAAAGAAGACAAAAGCACCGTACTTTGGCGTTGCGTGGAGAATTGAACTGGCAAACGGCAGCTATCGCCTTGTAAGATATTACAAGGGTAAGTACGGATTTGCTTCACCCGTGGGCGGAAAGACCAAGCCGAGCGAGGGCGCGGCGGAAAAGCAGACCGCAAAGGCGACCTATTCTGTTGCGGCGAGAGATTTTGACGATAATTATTATTACTATATCGATACGGATAATCTCCCCGAGGGTGTGGATGAAGCCACGGCGATTGAAAAGTGGTTTACAGATATGAATTGGTATCCGTCAAAAAACTGATAAACCCCGTCAGCGGAAATTCGTTAAATGACGGGGAAGGCACAGAAAATAAGGCGGTTTTGACTGCGGCAAAGACAAGCCGCGCGAAAGTTAAAAAGGCTGCGGCGGATGAGGAGGAATAATATATGGCGGCTGCAAAACAGCAGACGCTTTCCTTTGAGGTCAGGGGCGAGGTCATTGTATCGCGCCCCTTTGACTTTGAAGCGATGTGTCTTATGAACGATATACATACACAGCCGAACAGGGGGAAATATTCAATTTGTATGAACGCTGTTCCGTATATGTTTGAGGGGACAAAAGTAACAAACGAGGTGCTTAAAAACGCAAGTGTCGAAGAGATGACAAAGCTTTGCGATGATTTGTGGCAGATGTATAACGATGTGATTGTGGGTATATCGAAAAAGAAATCAAAAAACGTGCAAAGTCCGGCGGAGGATTAAGAAATATTTATTCAGCGATGTTTAAATATTTTCATCTGCTGCCGGGCGAGGTTTCCGAACAAAAGCCCCGACTGCTTTTTAATATGCTTGACGGGCTTGACAGCACGAATGATGAGGAAAGCGAAATCCCCGAAGAATGGGGATGGTTTTACGGCAAATAAAAACGATATAAAGAAACAGCCGCACCTATAGCGGTACGGCATTCCTTACAAATTATCCTTAATATAAATTATATCATAGTAAAAGCAAATTGTCAAGAACGGAATTGGATATTATACGTCTGCATAGGCAGGCGCTTTTTTATACACAAAATCAATGAAATGAAGGTGGAAAAATGGCAGATGCGGAATTAAGCGTCAGAATATCGGGCGACGCGAGCGATTTGGAAAGCGCAATAAGCGGCGTTGAAAAAAGCCTGAAAGGTTTGGAAAAAACAACGGCTAATGCAACCAATAAAGTAAATAAAGAGACAGAAAAGACTGCAAATGCGTGGAAACAAACGGGTGAGAAATTAAAGAATGTCGGAGAGGGGATAGATACGGTAACAAAGCCCATTCAGCGGCTTTCGACCGTTACTGCCGCGGGGGCTGTTGCTTCGGCAAAGTTTGCAATTGACTTTGAAAATAATTTTGCGAATGTTGAAAAAACGGTTGACGGTACGGACAGTCAGTTAAAAAAGATAAAACAGGATATAATCGATATGACGACCGTCGGGATAAACGGTCACAGCGCGATACCTCAGACAACGGCTGAACTTACCGAGCTTGCGGCGGCAGGCGGTCAGCTTGGTATCCAGACCGAGAACATCAGCAGTTTTACCGAAACTATGGCGATGATGGGAAGCGCGACAAACCTTGCGGGCGAAGAGGGCGCAAAAACCCTTGCGAGGTTTATGAATGTAACCGCAACATCACAGGATAAGGTGCAGAATTTAGGCTCGGCAATAGTTGATTTGGGCAATCACTTTGCTACAACCGAAGCCGAGATTGCGGATATGGCGATGAATATGGGTGCTACCGGCTCGGCAGTCGGAATATCCGCGCAAGATATTCTTGCATATTCAACCGCTTTGTCATCGCTCGGCGTTGAGGCGGCGGCAGGCGGAAGCTCGGTATCGCGTATATGGATGGATATCCAGTCGGCGGTGTCATCGGGCGGTAAAGCGCTTGACGCATTTGCGAAGATATCGGGTAAGTCTGCAACGCAGTTCGCCGATGACTGGAAGAGTAATGCGTCGGGTGCGTTTAAGGATATGTTGACAGGGCTTTCAAAGTCAAAAGACCTTGTAGGAGATTTGCAGAAGTTAGGATTTGAAAATATCCGCGACCTTCAAGCATTACAAAAACTTGCGGGGCCTCAGGGCATACAGCTTTTAAATGATGCGCTTGACCGCTCAAACAGGGCGTGGGGCGAAAACACAGCACTGCTAAATGAGTTTGAAAAAAAGGCAGGGACGACCGCAAGCCAGTTAGAGGTGACCAAAAATAATTTGATTGAGGCAGGGCGTTCTGTCGGCGAGGTGCTGTTACCCGCCGTTAACAGCGGAGCGGTTAATGTAAAAGAGTTTGCACAGGGAATAGCAAAGATGAATGATACACAGAAGCAAGCGCTTGTAACCACGGGTAAGTGGGTTATAGGTCTCGGCGCGGCTTCAAAGGTGACGGCTTCGGGCATTAAATTTGTCGGAAGTATGGCAGAGGGTGTGGCTAAGATTAAGCAGTTTGCGCCCGCGCTTGCCTCTGTCGGAAGTGTTGCCCCGCAGGCGGCACTTGGTATTGCGGCTGTAACAACCGCCGTTGTGGTCGGGAAAAAGGCGTATGACGCGTGGTATAAATCACAGTATAGCTGGACAGAGGGGCTGGCGGAACAACAAGAGAAAATCCGTAAGTCGATGAACAGCTATAAGCAATTATCCGATATACAAGGGCAATTAAAAAATTATCGGCTTATAATTGAAAATCCCGAATCAAGTCAAGAACAGGTCGATAATGCAAAGGCAAAGATTGAAGAAATTAAAAAAATTCTGTCGGAAGAATACAATTTGGTTATAAAGTCTGATAACTCGAATCTTGATACAGCGGTTGAGGATGTAAAAAAGCTGTCGAAAAACGAACTTATTGAGAACTGGACAAACCAACAGGAAAGATTGACGGAATTACAGGGTAAGTTCAATGATTACCAGAAGAACTATGCCGAGGCTTATAAAAAATACGAAACGGCTCTGACGGATAAAAAAAGATACAGTGATGCGCGGCGCGAAATTTCGGAATTGAAACAAAGCGGACTTGAGACGAGCGAGTATCTTGAAAAACTGCGGGGGATTCTTTCAGATGCAGGGTTTGATGCAAAAGGTACAACAGCAAACAATCTGTTGGCTCTTGAACGTCAACTTGATGAAAAATTCAGGTTGTCAAGTAAAAATGTAACCGAATATAAAAACAAGGTAGATTCTCTTAATGCTGCTAATAAGGAATACATAGCTATATCGACCGAGATGGCAAACTGGGCATCAGAGGGAATAAGTATGGCTGTACAAGCGGGCGATACAAAAGAGGTAAGTGAATGGTTTGACGCGCTTGCGGACGCGGTTAATCGCGCAAAACTAAATATGCACGATTACGCACAGATAGCCGCAGAATCATTCAATGGCATAACGTGGGACGAAGCTTTTAAAAAGGGCGGCGATGACCTTAACAATATGGTGAATGACTATATAAGGTCAATGCAAAAATTCGGGGCGGCGAACAGCGAAGTTGCCAAAGGTGCGGCTCTTTTGAAAAACGGATTTAAGAGCATAAATGATATTCCGAAAGACAACAAAAAAGCCTTTGAAGCTGTATCAAAGGATATGACGGACTTTGCCCGAAACTTAGGCGCAATAGACGGCAACCACAGCATAAAGATAACAGCAAGCGGTGATATACAAGTATTGGACGATATATCGGGCAAGATACAGGAAATACAAACCTCAAACGGAACAACCGTAAAAATTACAGCTGAGGGCGATGTGTCTGTACTTGATAATGCAGGAAATCAAGTGCAGTATCTTGAAGGTATCGGTGCGGTATCTCTACAAGTAAATGCTAATGGTAATATAGATGTTCTTAATGAAGCGGGCGAGAAGGTTGCAGAAATACCAAAGGAAGTAGATACTACAACAACGGTTAAGATGGCAGTAGATAGTGCGGAGGTTGATAATTATCAGCCTGACGAGAAAACGGGTACAGCCAAATACGGGGTTGATAGCTCATCGGTTGATAATTGGTCTCCGCCAAATAAAAACGCAATTGTATTGTATAAAGCCGTTGTTGAGGGTGAACCTAAAGCCAAAGGCACGCGGAACTTTGAGGGCGGTTTGGCGATGGTCAACGACCAAAAAGGAACCTCCGACCCGCGCGAAATGATAGAGGTCGGCGGTAAGGGCTATATTTTTGAGGGCAAAGACGTTGTGCTTCCGCTGCCAAAGCACGCAAAGGTCTATACGGCAAGCCAAACAAAGCAGATGATGAACAACGCGGGGATTCCGCGGTATGCAAACGGCAAAAATAATAAGGCGTGGGAGAATGCAAAAGCCAATTGGGCGCATTATACAAAAATCAACAATGTTTCAGCGATTGAGCAGCTTGAACATTGGGATAATATGATGATTAAGTTTAAAAATGACGCGGAGGTCATAAAAGAGATTCAGGAGGAAATCGTTGCCTCGACAAAGGATATGTGGAATGAGGATATAACCACGATGCAATGGTTTCTTGATATGGGTATGGACACCCAAGAGCATTATTACCGTTGGCTTGAGGATTACAGAGATGAGCATTTTGAGGGTGATGAAGAGCAATGGCGCAAGGCTACGCTTGAGCTTCATAAATGGAAAAAGGAACAGGCTGAAATGCTTAATACCGCATCGGAAGAGTATATAAAGCTTCATTCCGCGATTAACGACTGGGCGAGTGTGGGTGACGGCCCTCTTGCCGCATTTGAGCGCGTGCGCGAGCGAATGCGAATAAACGTTGAAGACCACCTGTATACCGAAGAGGAAGCAAACGAATATTTAAAACAGCTTGGCTCTGACTTATACAGCACATATGCCGAGGACGCGGACAACTGGATGCAGCACGAGCGCGACTATAACGCGATGTCGGTTGAAGACTACGCCGCGGCGCTTACACGAAAGAAAAATAAACTAAGCGAGTTTTTAAGCAACGGTATCGGCGAGTATACACAGTATGTAGAGGACATTCAAAAGCTTGACGAACGGATTATGAGCGCATACGCCGAAGGTATCACCAACTGGAGAAACGACGCGGATTTTTACCAAAGGCAAGCAGAGGTTTTCGGCTGGGGCTTTAACGGGACAGGTCACAAATCGGCTGAAGAATTTTGGCAGGCGCGGCTTGATAAAGAGCTTGAAAACGCCGCCGACACAAATCTTTCGGAAAATGAGCGACAGTCGGCTTTACGTTATGCCGATGAAGCAAGAATGGAAATATATAAGGCACGACAGAATGCCCTTGATGAAGAGCTTGAAAAGTTCAGAGATTCGATTGAAAACATACGCACAGAGATGGACGATGAAGTCCAAAAAATCCGCGACAGCTGGACGAAGGAAGACAGAACAAAAGACATCACCGAGACCGAACGTCAGCTTGCACTTTTCAGAAACGCTCAGACCAAAGAGGGTATGGACAAATACAAAAGTCTGCAAGATGAGCTTTTGCAGCTTCAAAGAGAAGAACAGATAGCCGATATAGAAGCCGATAACAACGAGCGGCTTGTTGAACTTCAGATGCAGTATGAAAGAATGGAAAGGGCAAAAATTGACGAGCTTGCGGGGCTTAAAGATGAAGTGTTAAACTACGGCGGAATATCCAAAATTATGAGTGACAGCCGCGAGATAGCCGCCGCGGCAAATGAAAATATCGGCGGAATAATAGATTCGATAGAAAGCTTCGGAGAGACATTCAGCAGCTTTAAGAATGAGCTTTTTGAGCATATGGAGGCTCAAAATACGGGCAATGTTACATACCATACTTATAATACATCGCAGAATATAAGCAATAATATAAGAGATTCGGCGGACGCGGCGGCAACGTGGCTTAAAGCGGCTTCCAATCTGCCGATGAACCGATACGGACGCAGGGGGTGGTAAAATAATGGCAATGTACGGAATACGCTTCCGCGGTGTGCACAGCAGGGACTTGGGGCTTGTTTCAAAAACAAAAACACGCCCCGCCGCGCCGCCCGTGCGTACGACAGAAGAAACAATATTATATCGTGACGGTAATCTTGACTATAGCGAGCAAGGCGGACGTTTGTTTTATGACGATAAAATAGTTGAGGTTGAATTTGTTGCGATAGAAAACGAGCTTAGAGACACAAACTTATTGATTTCAAAGGTGGTTCGGTGGCTGTGCGGTTCGTGGGGGGATTTGATTTTTGACGATATGCCGCTTGTTAAATGGCGAGCAAAACCGATTAGCCTGTCGGAGGTTTCGACAGAATTGTATCGGGTAGGACGATTTACGGTTCAGTTCAGATGCAGACCTTTTAACAATCTTCTTTTCGGCAGTCTCGGGGCAGAGCTTGACAGCTTTATACCGCTTGATACGCGAATCCCTCTCGACTGGGGCGCTGACAATGTATTTGATATGGACAGTGTGGGGACATATACGTTTAAACACACAAATTTGGGGGATGTTGCGGCGCGCCCCAAAATAATTATCGTAGGGGATACGGATACGGGAAGCCATACAATCACAGTTAAAATAAACGGTACGGGATTTACTTTAAAATTTCCGTCAGCGTTTCCGCTGAACGGAGGAAAGACGGCGGTCATTGACTGTGAGGAATGTGTAGTAACGTGCGGAGAACGCGATATAACGGCGTATTTGGCGGCAAGTGATACCGACTTTCCCGATTTTCCCGAGCTTCAGCCGGGAGAAAACACAATAACGGTTGATACACAGATAACGGGACAGCTTCAGCTTGACTATAATATGCCATATCTTTACGGAAGCAATGATTTAAGAGGTGATGACGATGCGTAATTACATAAGAGTATATCCGCACAGCGAAACGGAGTTTGAAAACGGAGGACTTGGAATAATTCAGAATGCACGCGATGTATGTATAACTCAAAATACTTCGGGAGAGTATGATTTAGAGTTTACTCTGAACCCTGCGGACGAAAAAATGAAGATAGTCAATCCCGAAAATATTTGCGTCGCGGACGGGCAGAGGTTCAGAATCAAAAAAGTAGATGACGACAAGGTCTCGGCTGTCGGAATTTATCAGGACGCGGCTTTTCATCATATACAGCACATAGACGATATGATAGGCAAATCCCCGCGCGAAATTATGTGCAAAATATTTGAGGGGACACCGATTGAGGTAATGTCGGAATCGGCTGTCCGCGTCCTTGGAATGGAGTGGGTAACGGACTTAACCGACTTCTTCAGCGTATCAAAAATTACGCCTTTGGGGGCGATAGATACATTAATTGAAACGCTTGAAAAGTATCGACATCATTGCGAAGTATATATCGATAACCATAAAATTGCACTTGTCAAGCAGATAGGAACAGACAGAGGTGCACGCATTGACACCGCCTATAATGCAAAAGAAATAAAAATAACCCGTGATACAACAGAAATGATTACTAAGCTTTTCCCGTACGGAAAAGAAGACTTGCATATAGGAAGTGTGAATAACGGCACTCAATATATTACAAGTGAGAATTTTGACATTTATAAAAAGGAGGGCTATCAGGATTTTGACGAAATAGAAGAGGCTGATGAACTTTTGGAGGCGGCAAAATGGCTTTTTGATGAGAATAATCCCGATAGAATAGATGTTCCGAAGTACAGTATAAACACAAGCTATGCACAAAGAAAAGATAAAGAAATACGGCTTGGCGATATTGTGACGGTTATCGACAGGGATTATAATATCCGAACCAAACAGCGCGTGATTGAGGTTAAGATATATCCGTTTGAACCAAACCGAAATGAGGTGACGGTCGGCAGTCCTCCGACAACGCCCGCAAGCGTATTTACGGGAATGGCAAAAACGTCAGCCAAGTATGAAAATACGATAAACGCAAAAGGCGAAGTTAAACCCTCTTGGCTTGAAAATTTGCAAGGCGGCTATAAGACAGAGGTCAACAAGTCTATTGCAACCTCGGCAAAAGAAACGCGGAAAACCGTAATACACGATTACGGCGATATTTGGGTTAATCCGAATAATAAAAATCAGGCGCTTGCGTTAATCGGCGGAGTAATGGCAATGGCAAACGGAAAAGATTCAAACAATGATTGGGATTGGACGGCTTTCGGCGATTGGACAGGGTTCACGGCAAGCGTAATTAACGCGGGAATCTTAAACACATCAAAGGTTGTTATAAAATCCGATGACGGTAATACACAGCTGTCGGGCAATTTGCTGAAGATGAAGGATTCGGACGGTACGGTCCGTTTAAAACTTGGTCTTGATTACGGGAGGTATGTCTTTACGCTATTCGACAGTTCGGGGCGTTCTGCCTTGTCGCTTAACGATGACGGCGACCTTGAAATGAAAGGTGCGCTTGACACAACCCGACCCGAAGAAGGAGTATGCGGATACATAATCAACGGAGAAAGAATCACAGGATATAAGTTTAAAGGCAATAAATATGTTTTTCACGGGTTATCGACAAATTCCGATGAATACGGCTCGCATTTGCAATTGTATGTAGAGGGTAAAAAGGCACTTCATATACATTCGTTTGAAGAAGACGGAGTAAGAAAGACGGCATACGCTGTAAACAATACAACTGATGAAAAAATGTCTTGGCGTGCGTTTGAGGTTACCGAAGGAGCGGAACGCGCCACAACAAAGTGTTGGGGTGACTGGGATTTTTCGGACGCGGGCATAAAAGCGGCGAATAAATATGGCGTTACAGGAGAAGTGAGCGGCGGCGGAATGTCAATGACACTCGCAAACGGAATCGTTGTTGGCGCAAGCTCTTCGGGGTTGACGGGCTATACGGGTGTTTTGTCGGTAAACAATATGAAGATACATATAGTAAACGGTCTTATAACGGATGTCGGATATACCAATTAACAAAAAACGGAAAGGAATGATATAAAATATGTCGGATAAATATATTCCCAAAAAGGCGGCAAGCGGTAAAACGTATTTAAGAGATTGGTGGAACGCCGTCACGGAAGCTAATTTTACCACAATATTTTCTGCGTTTAGCAAACATATAAACGGAAGCGCGGACAGACATAAGGCGGATGAAATTGACTATTCGGACAATGTAACTGTTAAAACAAAAATTGATACCAAAGTTGATAAAATCAGCGGTAAAGGGTTATCCACCAACGATTATACCAATGCAGAAAAAGCCGAGGTTGCAAAAATCAAGGATAAAGTAGATAAAGTTGCGGGCAAAGGATTGTCCGCAAACGATTACACTGATGTGGAAAAGGCGGAAGTCGCAAAGGTCAAGGATAAAGTCGACAAGGTCAGCGGAAAAGGCTTATCCACCAACGACTTTACTTCGGCATATAAGACGAAGCTTGATAATCTTGACGCAAACTTGAATAACAAAGTCGACAAGGTCACAGGTAAAGGATTATCAAAAAACGATTTTACCGATGACTACAAGGCGAAGCTTGATAATCTCGATACAAATATATCCGAGACACTTGCGGGCAAGGCGGATAAAACAGAGGTTTTAACAAAGACCAACACAACCGCCTTTACGCCGACGGCGGACTATCAGCCCGCAACAAAAAAGTATGTTGACGATTTGGCAACCGGAGGTACGGGGGTATCTGTTGTCGATAATCTTACGAGTACATCGACAACGAGTGCGCTGTCGGCAAATCAAGGTAAAATCTTAAAGGATACCAAGGTCGACAAGGCAAGTGGAAAAGGACTGTCAACAAATGATTTCACCGTTGCATATAAAGCAAAGCTTGATAATCTGGACACAAATTTAAGCGGTAAGGTTGATAAAGTTGCGGGCAAAGGATTGTCTGCGAACGATTACACCGATGAGGAAAAGGCGGAAGTCGCAAAGGTCAAGGATAAGGTCGACAAAGTCAGCGGGAAAGGACTGTCAACAAACGACTTTACGGACAGCTACAAGACAAAGCTTGATAACCTTGATACAAATACAGTTGAAACAAGGAGTATAGATACGGTTGTTATAAACTCAACGGATTGGGTAGAGTTACAAGATGTATTGATAAAGACAAAGGTGCTATGGAACAGCGGCGGTTCGTTTGAAAGTGATCTTCCCGGTTTTAGTTCAACATCAACCGGGTATTGGATAATGTCAATGTATATGGGTGAGGTGCAAGGTGCAAATGGGGAAGTGTCTTATGCGTTTGTACAGTACGTTTCCGGGTACGACAAACGGGTTGAATTAAACGCTGATTTTGTTGGAGGCGAGGTATTTGCAAGAAGTCTTGAAATATCTACTAACAGTAGTTTTGCAGATGTGAATAGCCGTACCGTATCGGGTTATTCAAAATGGACTTGCATAAACCCCAAAACCTCATCATCAAACACCGTTTCGCTTTGCCAATGGCATAACGGAGAGTTTTTGGGCCTCGGAAAGTTCGAGGGCATAAGCTCAGCCACAGCATATTCGGTCACAATTCCCGCAGGCGTGAGCCTTGTAAAGGTCACCTACGGAAGCCACGTCCCCGGCGACGGCAACGGAACGTGGAACTATAATATGGTTGCGCTTCGAAAAAACGGAACAATGATTGGCTTCGGCGGAGACTATCAGGGGCGTTACCAATACGGGGTTCTGGGAAACTCGCTCAACGCTCAGATTGTTTCGGTCACAAGCGGAGATGTTTTGGTTCTGCACAGCAGCGACGTAAAAGCAGATAATCTGCTTTCGTACGACCCGGATAAGATAAACGAAAAGTTTACCACGATGCCCACCGCCTGCGTACCCTATTGTACAATGATTGTAGAGGCAATCGAATAAACAGAATGCAGAGTGCAGAGTGCAGAATTGAATCCCCCCGAGTTTTACTGTCGCAAAACCCTATCTCCGCTGTCCGCTTCGGTCGGCGCTAAGCGCTTGCCACCGGCAAGCAGCGCCCCTTTAGGCAAGGGAGGCATTGCCACCGGCAACCCACCCCCCTTTAGGCAATGGGGCAAAGTAAAAGCCATTTAGGCAAGGGAGCGAATTAAAAATAGAAAGGAAAATGTTTTATGAAGAAAAGGACAAAGACAATAGGCGGCGCGGTCGCTGCCGCCGCTGCGGCAACTGCGCTGATTGCGACAAA